AAAGAAAAAAAATTAGAGTAGAATCCGATTGGAAAGATTACTACGGCTCGTCGCTGTCATTAAAAAAAGACATTGATGAACTTGGGGTCGAAAATTTTAAAAGAACGATTTTAAAGCTATGCAAATCTAGAGGTGAATGTAATTACCAAGAAGCAAAAATGATTTTTGAAGCTGATGCTGTTATTGATGATAATTACTATAATAACTGGGTTTCGGCAAAAGTACATCGAGGGCATGTATTAGCTTTAGTTTTTAATAGTGCGGAGAATTTATGACGTGGGTAAAATATTAGAACATAAGCATTTGATTATTACAGGAAGAATTAACAATCCACCGCGAGATACGGTATATATAGATATGTGGATGAAAAAACTTGTTAATTCTATTGGTATGAAAATATTAATGGGGCCGTATTCAGTTTATTCTAAAATAGCCGGTAATCGAGGACTTACATCAGTAACGATCATAGAAACATCACATATCGCACTCCATGTCTGGGATGAAGAAGAACCTGGAAAGCTCCAACTTGATGTATATTCATGCAGCACATTGGACGTTGATGTAGTATTGAAAGCAATAGACGAATTTGAGCCGCAGAACATGAATTACTATCTGATCGATAGAGATCAAGAACTAAAATTAATAGCATCACAATAAGGAATATATGATGGGTAAAAAGAAGCATCGCAGTGGATATACATCCAAGGGCCAAAGAAGAAATGTTAGCAAAGAAAATTGTAAAATGGTAAAAAATAATGTTAGTGCCGCCGATAAGGCGCTCAACATTATTGAAGCGTGGAGAGCAGGCAAAAATCCATGGATAAGTATTGTCGATATAAATCGTGCTCAAGGGCGCCAACATACTAGAGTTCGTGCTAACGATTGTTACGGCAATCCGAAATTTCTATCATTAAGACAGGGTAAATCATGACAACAATAATTTACAGTAAAAAGGCATGTCCAAATTGTGATTATTCTAAAATGTTGATGCAATCTAGAAATCAACCTTATATTGAAACTGTTATCGGTGAAGACATTACCCGAGAAGAATTTATGACAACATTTCCTGGAGTGATGTCTGTACCATACATTATCATAAACGGAAAACCTATAGGCGGTTTCACAGAATTAAAGGAATATTATAATGGACTTGAAAGCAAAACCTTCCTTACAGAAGACTGACGTTGTAAAACTACTACAATCAAATCGTATGGACGTAGTTTTTAGAAAGACTGATGGGACAATGAGAAAAATGCATTGTACATTGATGGAAGATTATCTTCCAGAGAAATCAGAAGAAACTAGATCACATACACCAAATGATGAAGTTGTTTCGGTTTGGGATTTAGAGAAGCAAGATTGGAGAGCATTCAGACTGGATGCAGTTAGTGAAATTAGAAGTGTGAATATCAATGGAAATTAATGGTGGAAAACTAATTCGCAATGAGACTAACCAGAAATCTATGGGTGGAAGTGAAATTATTGCTACTGCACTGGTCAACAAATTAAATCCAGATTTATTAAAAGAATTTCAAATCGTCAATTCTCGTGTAAGAGAATTGGACGACAGTAAAGTTCGTGTATTTATTGCCCACGATCTTCCAGGCGATCCAGAATCTGAATTTCTTAAAGATGGTGGGTATGATGTTTTTCATAAGCTAGTATTTGTATCAAATTGGCAAATGCAAGCATATATGAATCATTATAGAATTCCATGGTCTAAATGCGTTGTAATGCAAAATGCAATAGAACCAATAACAAGAATTGAAAATAAACCAAAAGAAACAATTCGACTTGGATATTGGTCTACTCCTCATCGTGGATTAAGCATACTCGTTCCAGTATTTCAGAAATTGTGCGAAAAATATGATAACATCGAACTTGATGTATATTCATCTTTCAGTCTATATGGTTGGGAAGAAAGAGATGAAGCATTCGAGCCATTATTTAATACGTGTAGAGAACATGATAAAATCAATTATCACGGTGCAGTATCTAACGATGAAATCAGATCAGGACTCGATGGTATGCATATATTAGCATATCCATCTACTTGGTTAGAAACATCATGTTTAGTTCTCATGGAAGCAATGGCAGCTGGTCTATTATGTGTTCATTCTAATTATGGCGCGCTCTATGAAACCGCAGCAAATTGGACTTGGATGTATCAATATAACGAAGATATGAACGGCCATGCTAATATGTTTTATCAGGTCTTGGATGGTGCTATTCAATCTATGCAGCATGAATTGGTAGAACATCACGTGTCTTCACAATCCTCATGGGCTAATATGAACTATGGTTGGGATAGAAGAGTTCCAAATTGGGATGCGTTCCTATTATCACTAGTAAATGAACCTAGAGATTTACCAAAAGAATCATTTAAATATTCTACTGGTTGACATTCTTTTCGAAATAGTATATAAGAATATATCAAAACAATAAAGGATTAGGTTTATGGCCAAACGTAATAAGGAAAAATCCAAAAACATTGATCAAGTTGGAATGGGTTTCGAACCTGTTCTTACCGAGGTTAATGGTGTTCGTGATATAAATCTTATCAAATCGTTCAACTGGTATAACTACATGTACGATGCCAAAAGGGGTAAAGTATGGTTGATCAAATGGATGAAAGAAAACAACCACACACCAGCTTATATTTCTTCTATTAAACATGCGCCAGATTGGGTAATCAATACCACCGCATGTTGGTCTGCTAAAATGGCTCTTAATGGAACCATTCTGGCACAAGAAAATATCGACTTTATTAATAGACAAATTGGTATTAGTGTCGATCGTCACAAAGCACTTATCGTCGAAAAAGAAGAAGATGACCGACCAAAGCCAACTATTCAATCACGAATTCAAGCCAAAAATCGGGCTCTTGCCGAGCAGGCTGAAGCTCTGGTAGATCAGATCATCGATGGTGAAGAATTAGATATGTATGATTTCCTTCTTCGTAATGAGGGAACACCGGTTCTAGCTAATTTTCTCAAATCCATATACGAGCCAATTCTTGAAGAGCTCATGTCTGATGATGAAGATGTTGTGGAAGCATATGGTAAAACATTGAAGCGTTGGCAGAAAATTTATCAGACCATTATTGATGATATTGATCGTTTTGCTAACAACAAAAAGGTGGTTCGCAAGCGTCGAATCACAGTCAAGAAGGTCAAACCAATCAGCGCAATTGTTAAGAATCTCAAATATCAAAAAGAAGATACTACACTCAAGGTTGTGTCGGTTAATCCAGAACAACTGGTTGGAGCATCAAGCGTTTGGCTATATAACACCAAATATAAGTCACTAACCAATCTTAGCACTAATGCTCCAACCGGTCTTGGTGTAAAGGGAACCACCATCATTAACTATGATGTGGCTACCGCAATTTCCAAAAAGCTTCGCAAGCCAGAGGAAACTATTGCCAAGCTCCTTGCTTCTGGTAAGGTTGGTGTTAGAACTTTCATGGATGCGCTAACTACTAAACCTGGTGGTGTGAATGGCCGTATAAATAATAATATAATTATCTTGAAAGTTATAAAATGAGTAGCCCTCGGATAGAAGTAGCTGGATCAATTGATACAAATCGATATGAACATCGCATATATAGTTCACATTCAGTTATAGTGAAAACACATCAGAGTGGAAAATCACTACAAAACAAGTGGGGTGGATATTCACCAATCAATGTTGGTCAGCATGGTTACGTAGCAAAGAAATTTGCGTCTATACGAAAGGGAATGTGATGTTATTTTTAGCAGTAGTCACTATTAATGAAACCATCACATGACTAATGTAATAGCATTTCCTAAGGGAAAGAAGCACTCACCTGTACAAAGTGTAAGTGATGTTATTCGTCATGTTGAAGAAGTTCGCAAAGAACAAATAGAGCTTATGGCTGATGGATTAATACATAACATAGTTCAATCCATTTATGACGACGGATATGATGTTTCTAGCCCACAATGCATTGTTCCTATAGCATACTTAACGGAAACTATCAAGGGTATTCTATGTGCTTCTATGAACATAGACCATCCAATACATCAACACGCAGTAGACTTTTATGAAACTAAAATTGAAGAAGATTAATTTATGATTATCGTTGATTTGAACCAAGTTATTATCTCATCTCTCATGGCATCTCTTGGAACACATGCTCCAAAACTTATCAATAAAACAGAAGATGAGGGCACATATGAAAATGAGTCTCTCCTGCGGCACTTTGTTCTTAATAGTATAAGATCATATAACCACAAATTTAAAGACAAATACGGTGAGCTGGTAATCGCATGCGATGCGACTGATTACTGGCGTAAAGACATATTTCCATATTACAAACAGAATAGAAAAAAAGATCGCGATGCGTCAGAATTAGACTGGAACGTGTTGTTCAAAAGTCTAAACAAAATTCGTGATGAAATTATAACATTTCTTCCTTATCGTGTTATTAGAATTGATAGAGCTGAAGCTGATGATGTTATTGCATCTCTCTGTCACGAATTTGGAAATACATCACAGAAGATTATGATTGTAAGCGGTGATAAAGATTTCAAACAGCTCCAGTCATATGTGAATGTAGAGCAATATGATCCAGTCCGCAAAAAGAAAATTGTAGAAAAAAATCCAGAAGCATATTTGAAAGAGCACATCATGCGCGGAGATGGTGGTGATGGCATACCAAACTTCTTGAGTCCAGATGATAAGTTTGTAACTGGTGTTAGAGCAAAACCAATCTCAGCTAAGAACATAAATAAGTGGATTTATATGAAACCCGCAGAATTTTGTGATGATCATATGCTGAGAGGTTATAAGCGCAATGAAGCATTGGTTGACCTACAACTAATTCCAGAAAACATTAAGATTGCTACTATAGAATCGTATAATGAACAAGTAGACAAACACAAACAAAACAATCGTATGCTAACATATTTTATTGAAAAGCGATTGAAGAATTTAACAGAAGTAATTACACAATTTAAGGTGAACCATGGCTAGAAAAGCAGTATCGTGGATTTTAGAATTTGCATCTAATCTCCCTAAAAAAGAAATGATAAAATGTTTAAGAGAGAATGAACTAGCAGTTAAGACCGTTCTTCAATATGCATATGATCCAAATATTAAATGGCTTCTACCAAAAGGAGATGTTCCATATGAGCCCTGCAAATTTGACAATCAAGATGGTATTTTATATGCAGAGCTTAGAAGACTCTATCTCTTTGTAGAAGGTGGAAACCCAAATCTAACTCAATTAAAAAGAGAATCTATATTCATTGACATTATTGAAAATGTTACACCAGAAGATGCTATATTGTTGGTTAACATTAAAGACAAAAAGCTCCCTCATCCAAAAGTCACATCAAAGATAGTTTTGGAAGCGTTTCCTGGATTGTATTAATGTCTAAAAATAAAAAATTTGATGACGATGAAGATGAAGAATATAGTAATTCGAAATTTCGTCAAGAACTAAAACAGCACCGAAAGGATAAGAAAATCAAAAATGCTTTGCGCAATAATAATATTAATTTTCTTATAGATGACGATGATGATTACCAATGAGATATAAATAAATCATGCCAACCTATCTTTTTTTAAATACAGAAACTAACGAACCATTTGAAGATTTCTTATCTTACGAAGCTCGTAAAATTCTTTTAGATGAAAATCCCCACATCATTCCAATAGTTACCGCACCGGCCATCGTGTCTGGTGTGTCTAGTGGCATGAAAACTGACGGAGGATTTAACGAAGTATTATCTAAAATTGGTGAAGCTCATCCAGCGTCAGCTCTGGCAGATAAACATGTCAGAAGATCTAATAAACAAGTAAAAACACGGGAGATTGTCAAAAAACACTTTGGTAAAAAATGATCGTGGCTATGATTCAGTGATCAACACTAACCACTAAGGAACTATCATGTCTGTAACTAGATCTACTAAAAGACAAAAGAGACAAGCAGCATCATCATCAAATTGTGGAACTAAAAATCATTTAGAACTTAGAGATATTGGTCCGATAACGGACAACCAGGTTAAAACATTTCAGTATTATAATGAAAACAAAAATGTTTTCTTATTAGGATGCGCTGGAACTGGTAAAACATTTCTAAGTTTATATCTAGCGCTAAAAGAAATTTTATACCAAAAAACTGACAAACGACAAATAGTTATAATTAGAACAGCACAACCAACAAAACAAATTGGATTTCTTCCAGGTGATGAAGCAACCAAAATGGATGTTTATGAAGCACCATATAGAGCTATATGTTCTGAACTATTTAATAGAGATGATGCATACGAAATTCTTAAACAAAAAGGTGTTATAGTTTTTGCTGGCACATCATTCCTTAGAGGTTGTACCATCAATGAAAGTATTATTATAGCCGACGAAGTTCAAAATTGTGGATATCAAGAGTTGAGAACAGTGCTGACAAGACCTGGTGACAA